TGGCAATCGGTACTATTAAACCCAACCTTCTTCCACGATAAAGAGATTGAGGCGATATGGATACAGCCCGAGTACCAAGATATTAAGCTGCCGGTCAATCTGAAAGACCAAAAATGATACGCATCTTCGGAGTGGTAAATCATACCGGCAACCAGTACGAAATGTTGAAGCTGGCGCAGCACTATGATGTAAAGTTTAGCTACCTAGAGAATAATGTCAGGCGCTGGACTAAGGCTTCGGCTCGCCCAGAGCCAACCGATTGGCTAAACAGCGACCAATTCGAGTGGGTTACGCACTATGAGCCTGGCAAATATGATGTGGCAATCTTACACACTGACCAGCAGCACGCTGACCCAGCGATAGGTAAAGGCCAACTATACCGGCAACTCAATGAGCTAATACAGGACATACCAAAGATAGTTATAAATCACGGCACGCCGATGTGGGACGAGATGTTCACTGAGGACATTGTTATAAATGGTGGCGAGATACTAGATAGAAAGGGCAAGCCACGCCAGCTCGATGGTATGAAGAAGATACTGGGCGACAACTTTATGGTTACCAACTCGTATCACGCAGTTGATAGGTGGGGTTGGGGTTACCCACTAATTCACGGAATGACTGGCTCGGAGTGGTGGGACTTACCCAAAGAGCCTAGAAGCCTGGTGCAGCTATCGCCTGCTGGCTTAGATAAGTATTACAATCGGCAACTGCTAACCTATATTAAAAGCTATTGCAAAGAGAAGTTCGGCGCAATGCCTGTACACATACCGCTCGACTATACACCGAACGATTGGGACGAGCAGCGCGACATACTTGGCCGTAGTCTGCTATTTATCTCTCAGCAATTCGATAGTCCGATGAGTCGCGGCCGCACCGAAGCTATGCTATCTGGCTGCTGTATATTGTCGAGCCGCCACGACGATGCCGAGAGGTTTATCGAAAACGGCGTCAACGGCTTCTTGCTACCTGATAACCCAATAAGCTATGCCGATACCATCAACCAGCTAGTGAATTATAACTACAAGCAAACAGTAGAGATAGGCCAGAGAGGCAAAGAAACAGCCTTAAAATACTTTAATACCGAGAGATATCTAAAAGACTTGTATAAGATAGTGTCAGGCGTGGCGAGCGGTAACCCACCAGCTTGGGACGGAAGGAGTACGATATATGATAGTTAAAGCTTTTACATATTCAAAGTATCACGGTAAGCCACCAGTCGGCTCAACACGATTGAGAGCGCTTCAGCTAATGAAATACTGGCCAGAGTATACGGAGTACCAGTATGGCGAGAAGTCCGATGTAATGATATTCCAGAAGGTGTATATACAAAACGATTGGAAGTGGCCGGCAAAGATTGAAGGCTTGAAGATACTAGACATCTGCGACCCTGATTGGCTTGAGGGCCAGCCGGTACGCGAAACGCTTGATGCGATGGACGGAGTAACTTGCCCAACTAAGGCTATGGCTGAGTTCTTAGCTCAACTGACAGATAAACCGATTAAGATTATACCTGACCGCCACGACATCGAGCTTGTAGCACCGCTCAAGAAGCATCGCGGCCATCTTAATAGCGCTGTATGGTTTGGCTACCGCCAGAACGCCGACTTGCTAAAGAGTGCTATACCAGTAATTGAAAGGCTAGGGCTAGAGCTAACTGTAATAAGCAATGAAGACCCATTTGTGCATCAGTGGGCTGACCCAAAGAATATAAAGAACTACCACTATTTGAAGTTTGACGAGGAAACGATACTGACTGACCTTGCCAAGTACGATGTAGCAATACTGCCAAAGGGTAACCGGCCACAGGACAGGTTCAAGAGCAACAACAAGACGACGCTAGCGTGGCTTGCTGGCTTGCCAGTGGTACAAGACGCCGAGCAACTAGAGGCTATGATTACGCCAACGGCAAGGGACAGGGTTGCTAGCGTATGCTATAATAAGGCAATAAAAGAGTACGATGTCAAGCAGAGCGTAATAGAGATGAAAGGATTTATAAATGAACTTACAAACAATAACATTAGATAAACTACTGCCGGCCGAGTATAACCCTCGCACTATTACAAAAGACGAGTTTGAGGGACTAAAAACCAGTATCAAGACATTCGGTCAGCAAGAGAACTTGATAGTGAATAAAGATATGACGATTATATCTGGACATCAACGCTTTAGGGCTATGGTATCGCTGGGCTGGACAGAAGCTGTATGCAACTTGGTGGACTTAGACAAGCACGCCGAGAAGAAGCTCAATGTGATAATGAATAGCACAGCCATCAGTGGTAAGTACGACGAGCTAATGCTGAGCGAGATATTGGAAGAGCTAAAGCTGGACGCTGATTATGAGAGCTTACGGCTTAATATGCTAGAGCCGCTAGATTTGAGTAATTTAGATTATAGTATTTTAGAAACTGGAACTGAACTAGATGACGAAATGCAAGCTATGGCAGACAATGTTAAAAAAGCAATTCAGATAGAGTTCAAGCCACAAGACTATGAAAATGCCTTTGATGTTGTAAGGGCGGCACGAGCAAAGAATATGTATGTTGGCGAGATTATGATTAAAGCTATAAAGAAATGCCTCAATGAAAATTGAACAATCAGAAATAAATGGTATAAAGTTTTACCATAGAATAGGCACTAGCGATATTAAAACATTTGAGGAAGTGATAGGAAAAGATGTTTATAGAAAAAGAGGCAACACTATAAACGCAGGGGAATTATGGAATGATTGCGGCGCTAATGTTGGCGCTTTTACATTACTGGCCTGCTCTCTTGGCGCAGAAGTGATTGCTTACGAGCCAGACCCTTATAGCTGTGAGATATTACAAAAGAACTTAAAACTTAATAATTTTACAGCCCAAGTCAATCAGGTGGCGCTTGTGCATACTAATATAAAAAGAGCCAATCTATATGTTGGAAATAACGGTAATGTATGGCGTAATTCACTTGTTAAAAACTGGAATGGCAAAGGCATTAAAGTGGACTGTGTGAACTTTGACGAAGTAGTCGCGCCAAATACTTGTGTAAAAATGGACATTGAGGGCTTAGAGATGCCCATAATTGAAAACACCAATCTTTTATTTAGAAAACTTATATTTGAATGGAGTTTTGATATAGACCCGAGCCTTGAAAGATACTGGGCTTGCTTAGACAAGCTAAGGCTATATTACGATGTTAAGACCAACGAATACAGAGATAAAGGAGTAACCATTTGGCCAAAAAGCTGGTTTCCAGCTTGTACAAATGTATTTTGCTATGAAAAAAATTGAACTAATACCAATTGAACATAGTGTAAAGATTGGCCAAGTTTGTGCTTATCTAGAGCCAAACATAACAGAGGATTGTATTTTTACCGTAGCCGGTACAGAAGTGGGATTTTATTTATCAAAGATGCCAGAGAAAATGTGCAAACTTGCAGACATAGCAAATGCAGAATTTAGAAGTGAGCGAGTGCCAAAAGCTAATATGCTAAGGCAAACAAGCGATGGTATAGATGTAAAAACTGGTAAGTTCAAGTATAAAAATAAAGTTCTTCAGATGTCAACAATAATAGGCAGCACTGCACCAAAGGCTTTTCAGGGTAGGCCGTACCCATCAAGGCACTCAACACATCAAAGCAAAACCGCGCAGACTTTTATAAAGTCAATGCTAATGTTAGCTCACGAGGCCGAGCAACTAATAAAAGAAATATTACCACAACAATACGAACAACAGTTAAAACTACTGAGTGCTGTGCCAGCCAAATGGAAGTTTGGTAATTTATTTACTAGCTCAATATCTAACTTTAATATATCAGCAGCATTTCATAGAGATACACAAAATATAGTAGGTGCGGTCAATGTAATTATTTGTAAAAGGCACAATTCAAAAGGAGGGGATTTACACATTCCTGACTACAACGCCACTGTAGGCCAAGCAGACAATTCAATTTTAGTTTATCCTGCCTGGCGAAATATGCACGGCGTAACACCAATCATACCTACATACGAGGGTGGCTATCGCAATAGCTTGATATTCTACCCACTTAAAGCTTTCGTAGGATTATCATAATGGCACGACCAACTAAAATGACAGAAGCGGTACTCGGAAAATTAGAGCAAGCATTTGCCTATGGCTCAAGCGATAAAGAAGCTTGCTTTTATGCTGGTATAAACCCAGATACAATGTATGACTACCAAAAGCTGCACCCAGAATTTACCGAGCGAAAAGAGGCGCTGAAAGAAAGGCCAATACTAGAGGCTAGGCAAAAGGTAGTGGGCGATATTAAAAATGATGTAAAAGTAGCGCAGTGGTACTTAGAGCGCAAGCGTAAATCAGAGTTTAGCACTAAGATAGAAACCGAGCAGACAGGGCTTGACCCCGTTGGCGATATATTGAGGGCTGCTGGAATTATAGGAGGCGAAAATGCAAACAGAAGCGATGATGACAATACTGAAGGGTCAGCTCAAAGCAAAACATAATGTAGAGTTTTATGAGTATCAGAACCAAGTGGCTCGTCGTATCTTTGACGCGCTGCTTCAGAATATGCGGCTTACTGCCGGCGCAAGCGAAGAAGATGTTAAGAAGCTAAAGCTGGTAGAGCTGCCGATTGAGTTTAGCCGGCAGAGCGGTAAGACAACCGCCATCGTCCATATCATAGAGTTTATAATGATATACTTCGCGCGCACCTTCGAGAGGCCAATCCATATCGGTATCTTTGCACCACAGCGCGAGCAAGCCAAGACGGACTTTGACAGGCTCAAGACAGCCCTGCGCCACTCTTACGATATAACCATCAAGTCTGAAACTGCCGACAATGTAGATGTGGCTAATGAAGAGAGCAACGCCAAGACGATTGTATTGCCCAATGGTAGCAGTTGCTATATCTTCCCTGTAACTAAGAC